TATAGGAACTGTCATTTCTGGCACGGAAGCAGGTAACGGATTTTTTGCTGAACATGTTCCCAAGTTATTTATTCACGATGAATACAATAGTGCCATTATTGAAAATATTTTGAAAAGACAAAAAACAGTGTTGAAGCAAATTAAGAAGGAGATGGAAGCTTATAAGCGAACCAATATTGATCCTCGAGCATTTGTTATATTGGATGATTGTCTCTATGACAACAAATGGACAAAAGACAAGCTGATGCGATTGTTGTTTATGAATGGTAGACATTGGAAGATTATGTTAATTATTACTATGCAATATCCGTTGGGTATTCCACCAAATTTGAGAACAAATATTGATTATGTTTTTATATTGAGAGAACCATATATTGCAAATAGAAAACGTATATGGGAGAATTATGCAGGCATGTTTCCGACATTTGAGTCATTTTGTCAAGTAATGGATCAATGTACAGAAAATTTCGAATGCTTGGTCATTAATAACAATTCGAAATCAAACAAATTACAAGATCAGATCTTTTGGTACAAGGCGCAAAATCAGGGCGGATTTAAATTGGGATCAAAAGAATTTTGGGAATTATCAAAAGATATTGGTAGTGACGATGAAGATGAGGCATATGATCCAAGCAGCGTACAAAAACGTGGAGCAGGACCGAAAATTAACGTGAAGAAAAGCAAATGGTAAATTCATCAAAAAAGAATATTCTTAACTAGTAAATCAAACTAAATCAAACTAAATCAAACTAAATCCAACTAAATCAAACTAAATCCAACTAAATCAAAATAATTTATTTTGTATTCTTATTATATAATGAGTAAAAATACAAATACAAATACAAAGAATAATAGTACAGATAATATTCCTACAACAACAAACATAGATTTAGACGTAGTTGAAAAAGCTCTAATTAATGGTGGAAATAAAGTAATAGAAAAGGCGATGAAACAGATTAATGATGGAGCAAAAAATACTACAATAGATGGAAATAAGAATACCGGAAATAGTAACGTCATTAGACAGAATGTAAATAAACCAAACGACAGTGCAAAGAATGGACAGAGTGGTCCTGAAAGAGGTAAATTAGATTATAAAGATTCAAAGGAATTTACAATTTTCCAAAATGAACTTCAATCGCTTATTAATAATAATTTATTTATTTTGAAAGAATGTAAAACCAGCAAACGATTATTGGATATTAAATACAGTGAATTGAATTCCACCATTAATTATATTCAAATTTCAGTGATTGTTTTATCTACAATGTCTGGATTTTTACAATCAACCAAGCAATATTTTGATACCGCCGAATCGATTGTATCCGTTTCTGGTATTTCAATATCTACGTATATAAGTCTTATTTTATCAGTTTCCAAATATTATAAATATGATGAACAAAAGGAAAGAATACATAATCTTAGAGAGAAGTATGCAAATTTACACAACAAAATCGAATATAGAATGGACGTACTAGGTCCTCATACAAAAGAAAATTTATGGGAATATCAAGATGTAGCTGAAAAACTAACAGAATGGTCCAAAATAAAAATAGCAATGGATGAAGAATATGTAACATTGATTGAAACAAAGCAAGCATTGACAACTGAATTTGAGTCGATTATGGATTCGAAATCGAGAAATCAAAATTATATCAAGGATAGAGAATTGGTTCTGAACAACAGAGAAAAAGTATTTAAAACATTGGAAAAACACACTGCCTTGGAAAAGAAGATAAAAGCGAGAGAAATTTTAACAGATTTTACGAGTATTATACAATTACCTGACGACGATTTAAACAATTGGGATGACCCTGTTTAGAATGACCCTGTTTAGAATGACCCTGTTTAGATCAATGGTAAAAATGCGATTTCAAATAAGAAACAAATATAATATATAAATATTGACATGATATTTATATGTTATTCAAATAGTTTATGTTATGTTGTATTGAGCATTTTATCATGACCAATCTAGGTATAGGAACGAATAGTATTACATAGCACCCAACGCAGAAAGTCCTTTGTCGGTTTTATCAGTTGTTACAATGTTTTCTCCTTCAAATAGTTCAGATTTTACATCTTCCAACGTTGCGTTTTCACTCATGGCTGCTTCTTGTGTGTTCATGTTAGCAACTGAAACCAAATCACCATTTTCATTGATAGTCTGAGTAAGTTTGTTACCTGATTCCAATGCCTTCTTCTTATTCTCTTCAATAGCCTTTACTTTGGTTTCCTTGACACGTGCATCAAATTCATCCTTTGCCTTGTCCTCATTCTTCTTCTTCTCACTCATCAACTCATTGAGGGTCTCTTCCATATATTCAACACGACCAGTCTTGTATGCTTCTGGGTGGAATGGAACCCAAATACCCACCGGACCTACATATACATCATGATTAGGATCATTCTGTCTTAGCATCTTACATCTGAGTTCGGCCTCTTGTTGAGTAGGAAAAACACCTCTTACTTTGATACCACGAATAGATGTTTGGAATGAATGCTTCTCACCAAACTCCTTCTCTAGACGGTCTTCGTGCTCATCCAAAAAATTCTTATAATCGTCCTCAATCGTAGTACTAATCAACTTTTCCTTTTCATCCTTGGAGAATTCTTGGAAATCTTTAGTCAGTTTATCAAAGTCAATGTGATATTTATAAGATACAAAGTTTAGAAATTGGGCAAACTTCTCCATTGATTTACTGAAATCCCAATTATTAATAAACTTCTCGAACAAAAATAAATCCTTTTGCTTTAGAACATGTTCAGGAGAAATAAAAGATAAACAGGCGAACTTTTGACCAGCCATAGATTTGTCTTCATCTAATAAATCAACATAATTAACATTATCACTACCATCAGAATTTGTCTTTAATGTAATATTATTGGGGCTAGTGACATCACTAGATTGATTATTTAATGGTTCGATTGGTTTAGAAAAACTCATTATAAGATATACTACCTACGAATATTTAAGTGTTTTTATGGATAATATATTGTTTTAAAAATGTGGAAATAATAATTTTTTTCTTTTTAGTTTATATAGAATGTTAGGAGGTATGTTAGATTTAGGTGAATTAGTCAAGAGAGCTATTAAATACCTCGTTGAGGGTTTAATGGTTGCCATTGCTGCTTATGCTATCCCAAAAAGAGGTCTTAATTTAGACGAAGTTGCGCTTATTGCTTTAACTGCTGCAGCCACATTTAGTATTCTTGATACATACGTTCCCAGCTTAGCTGTTGGTGCTCGCTCCGGCGCTGGTTTCGGTATTGGTGCTAATCTCGTTAAATTCCCAGGAGGATTTTAAACGTAATTATTCTATATAGGTGATAACATAAATATACTAAATAAAAAAATAAGTAACCACTATATGGTTACCTATTTTTCATTTATATTAATTCTTTATTAATTTGAGAATGTTAGACGACGTCTTTCATTTCTGCGACTTTTTCTTATATCATAACGAATACTCCATTCACCATACGATGCGCATTCTTCATTACAGAAGTGATGTTCGTTATCTACTACCCAGCTAGTAACACAATGATCTTCGTGTTTATATAACTCTGCTTCACAATTTTCATTGTCACATGTAGTATAATTTGTCACATATAGTAATTCATCCAATACATTTACCATGTTTTCACGATGTTCTGGATTATAACTAAAGATAATATCAACCAATTCTTTTGGAATATATAAGTTTTTCTGAGGTGTATCTGTCATAATAAATTATGCTACTTAATCATTTAATAATTCATCTAGTATATTGATACATAAACTTCAATTTTTTTGAAATATAAATACAATACTGTGTATTTTAATATAACGACAGTTGTAGCAGAATATGTTTGGATTAGGGGGTAATAATAAATTACGTAGTAAAACACGTATAATAGAAAATATAATAGAAAATATAATAGAAAATATAATAGAAAATATAACAGTCTTTAGAAATGATAAAAATATGAGAATAAATTGGTAGTTATAATAATAATATATTATATTGTATTGTATAATGTTGCCTATACCTCTCATGGTGGTTATTACTGTTTGTGGTATAGTAGTTGTTTATATGGTGGTTGAATCGTGTTATGTAACTATACAAAATATAAAAATTCGCATGAATAAAAAACAACCACCGCTTAGTGTATGCGACGAACATACATCAAATAGAGAAAACACTACAAATGATATTTTATAAGTTGTAATCATACCTGTATGATGTAATCATACAAGTATATTGATGTAATCATACAGGTATATTGATGTAATCGTAACTATTATTATTATAACATATTTTTCATGAATAATATTTCTCTTTCTTGTTCG